TTTCATTTGCTTTATTTTTTGTTTCAAGTTTTATTGTTAGGTTATCTGTTAGGTTATCTGTTAGGTTATCTGTTAGGTTATCTGTTAGCTTATCTGTTAGGTTATCTGTTAGCTTATCTGTTAGGTTATCTGTTAGCTTATCTGTTAGGTTATCTACTAAATCTGTAAACTTTAATTCTAAATAATCACGCAATTCCTTATAAACTAAAATTTCTTTGGTTTTACAATTACAACATCCTTGTAAAGATTGTGAATCTAAATTAGTGTTTAAAATATCCAATTTATTTTCTAATTTTTTAATATTATTCATTAACTCAATATTACTAACTTTCTTAAACATTTATGTTAAATATACACAAGTTATTTTATTATAATCCTTAACGAAATTTATATATAGACATTAAATTTTTGTGTTAAAACGATCATTATTTACATTTTGCGTTAAAACGACTATAATATTTTATTAATATTTATTAAGAAATGTCAAACAAGAGTAAATCTATAGATTATCTATTCGAAGATCCTGAAATTCCATCACAAAAATATGCTTTAGTAAGTATAATTGGACCCCATATGCAACAAAAATGTGACGTATGGGGATTAAAGATTAGGGGAACTGCTGATTCTGTAGATAAAGCAAAAAGTTTATGTAAACGATTATTAACATTGGATAATAATTATGATATTTATACAGTAGAGGTTGGGAAATTTTTTCCATTAGCTGTTGAACCCAATCAAGTTGGAGATATAGAATATCAAAATGACCAATTGAATACATTAGTAAAAAGTTATTTGGAAAATAAAGAAAGTGCAAATGAAATGTGGCATAAAAGAAAAATAGAAATGATTGATCAAGCAGTTAAAGAAGGTAAGAATCAAGAAGAATTCTCAAATAAACCAGAACATCCCATTGCTATTTTACAAAGAATTCGTAATTATGAAGATTCTATTACAGAAACAGAAAGATCATTAGAAACTTTGAAAAATGAATTAGAAAGCTCTCGAGAAAAATTTTCTTGTTATACTGAAGAAGAACGGGAAAATGCATTAAAACAATTCCAAACTATTATAGAAAACAATGATAAAAATACAAGTTCTCAAGACAACAAGCCATTCACAATAGAAGAAATACAAAATACACGTCCAGACGAATCCGTAAATGTAGATTCTATAATACAAAGAATCAAAGTATTAGAGGAAGAATTAGATGAAATGTTGGAATTTAAAAAATCTATTTCACAAACAGCTGCTCCAAGAGGATATGATAAAATTTCATCAACAATTACAGATATAGAAAAGGAATTAACAAGTTTAAAAGAAAAATTAAACAATAAAGATCTTGTTAATAATTACATTAATGAAAATTATACAGAATCAAAATACAACTTTGATTAAGAAAATTATACAGAATTATTTTTTACTTTTATAAAAGATTAATTTATTTTATAAATATAATATAATATGAGTGATCCAAACGTTTTATCTGATCCAAAACTTTTATCTGATCCAAGCGTTTTATCTGATCCAAAAAGTACAAATGTACAAGCAAACACGTTTTTTTTACAGACGTTTTTAAAACTAATTTTAAAATATATACTGGAAGGTTTAATTATTACCCTAACAGCATATTATATACCATTAATGTATAAAACATCTCTTCGTAAACCAACCTTTAACGAAATCTTTTCTATCGGTTTAACTGCATCGTTAACTATGGTTATCTTGGACGCTTTTTCTAAATCTACAGCATTTGGTGTAAGGTTAGGAGCCGGTCTAGGTATAGGTAAAAACTTGATCGGTTTGTAATTTAACTATTTACTAAATGTGAAGTTTTGTATTACAAACACTCGAATTATGAACAACCATTTCTTTAGTTTTATAATTGTTTAGTTCTATTAATATGTTATCCCATTCATCATCTGTTACTTTATTATAGCACTTTAAATATAATATAGAATCTATTTGTAATCTATCGTATTCATCTATAGAATATGTAGTATAAATTTTATTAGATTCTAAATTAAATTTAACACCCTTCATAAAATATATTTAAAATATATTTTAAATTTTTAAATTAAATCATTTTACTAGAATCAAATCAATTAAATCATTTAAATCATTTAAATCATTTTGCTAGAATTAATAACATATGGATTATTAGAAAGTTGTGAAGTTATTAAATCTGGTTGAAATCTATCATTTGGAGATTCGCTTTCTTTTTTATGTTTTATAATCATACCTACGCTTTCTTTACTAGGAATGTGTTTATAATCATTTGTAATTTTAGATCGAGTATCTTGCTGTTCTTTTAATAACATATTATCAGTTAGTCTTACATCACCTTGAGAATCTTTTCCTGATACAATTTGGAATTGTTGAGGACCACTTGGACGTTCTCCCATTAAAAGTTCTTGCTTGGCTTCTCTAATATCTGCATTATCATATTTTGTCCTTGATGCAGATTCACTTGCATAACCAGCATTTCCTGTATATTCATAATGAAGTGCATTTCTAACCCGTTCTGGATTTTCAAATGTAGAATGTACCATTGCATTTTTAATAATTTTACCGGCATTTGTAACATAATTACTACTATTATTTGTAACTAATTCCTTACCTGTTGTTTTTGCCTCATATTTATTAACAATATATCCCATACCATCATCCTTATGAACTTGCCCCTTATATTTATTTTCAACAAGACTTTGTTTTTGAGTAGCCTTTGCTGTAATATCAGATATACCTGCATTATAAGCCGAATTAGATCCTTTATTATATGCTGTACCAACTTGACCATTACTTTCATACATTGTAGTTTCCTTTAATGTTCTACGAATATCATCCTGTGGTTTTATTGTAGGACCAGCAGCATTCGACACCTTTGCATTAAGTAAATGACTTTTTTCACCTGTCGTCGCTCTTTCTGATTCATATTGTTTCATAGAAGATCTTCCATAATCAGCTGTATTTTGATTATTTAAAATTTTACCATTTAAATTTCTAGTATAATCTCCTTCAAAATTTTGTCGCTTAGGTTCTTGAAATAATGAACTAGCTAATTCAGAACTATTATCTACACCACCACTTACACGTTGAATTGTACTTTTAATTTGACTATTGCCACTACCATAATATTCCATATTATAACTCTGTCTAGAAGATGATTTCATATTTGCAGAATAATCTTCCCTTACCTTTGGAGCTGTAAATTCACCTGGACCACTAAATCGATGATTATTTTCAAAAAATGTATCTGGTCTATTCTTAACTACCTCACTTTGTATACCTCTTACTTCACCTCGCTGTCCAGATATAGTCCTACCTTTGTACGTTTCCTTTGGTTTATTACCAGGTCGCAATTCATTCACATCTTTATACGTAGGTCTTATATCATTATCTATCGTACCAGCTTTTTGAGCAGATACACTGACTTGTTCAACTGGTCTTTCATTTTGCCTATACAATGATGGAACATACCTATCAGTATCAACTTGCGTAGAAAACACTGGATTACCATATATATTTTCAGGATTTTTATCGTAAAAACTTTTAGTTTCCTTTTTATGTTTAAATGTTGACGTATTACCTGTATGATTATCTAACAATGACTGATTGGAAAACATTTCCATATTTTGTTTAGTATTACTTCCAAAAAAAGGCACCATGTTAGCATGAGAATTTTCAAAAGGCTTGTTTGTTAATAAATTTATCTGCTCGTCTTTAAATGACAAAGATGTAAAAGCAGACTCATTTTCCGTATTGCTTTCCCTACCTACATAATTTTCTAAAGGCTTAAACATCGGCATAACATCAATCTTACCCTTAGAGCTAATGTCATTTTCTTTTACATTTTTAAGACGGTTAATATCATTCAGTTTACCTAATTGTTCAGATGATAATCCAACAATTTCAGGTGACAATACAGGTGATAATAAAGAATCATTTCCTACTGCACTATATGTATTATATAATGGAGGAATAAATCCAGTATCCGATGGATTTTCAGCTGCTTTATAATTTTGTAAAGATCTTTTTAAAATCTCATCATTTGCTTCATTTACTACGTTAGATGTATAAATTGTCTTACCATTTGGTTTATCAAATGCTTCTATATTTTCCCTTACAACTTCTGTATCTCTAGGGTTTCTACCATCTCTACTAAAAAAATATCCAACTAATGTAGTTAATCCTATTAATGGCAATGTCAAATCACTCATATTATATTACAATTTGTAAAGAAATAAAGTTTAATAAATTAAACACTAAAAATAAAAAAACTTTATAATATACACATCTTTAGTTAATTGATCTTTAGTTAATTGTTTTTAGTTAATTGATCTTTAGTTAATTGTTTTTAGTTAATTGTTTTTATTTATCAATTGTTTTTGGTTCTTTAGTTAATTGTTTTTGGTTCTTTAGTTAATTGTTTTTAGTTCTTTAGTTAATTGTTTTTGGTTCTTTAGTTAATTGTTTTTGGTTCATTCCCAAGAAAGTAATCGTTTGATGACAGATTTATCCAGACTATAAATCTTTTCTTGTACATCAATAAATCCAATAGGTTTGTTTGTCCTTTTGTATTGAGCATGTAATTGTCTTAATGTTCTGTAAAACATATTATCATCTTTGACTTCGATTATGTGTTTAATATGTGAGTCAACATACAATTTGTATACTGTTTTGACTAATTTAAGAATTGATGCTTTAATAAATGTAAACATAAAATTATGTTCAATATAGAATTTTTCCAATAATTGAAGAGATTCTGGTTTAGAAAGCAATTCAAGATATCGCATTCTAATTTGAGGAACATTTCCTCGAATAGATTTTATAATACTATACATATTAAAATCGTATTTGTACAAATTCCATTCTCCAGTATTCTTTTCAAATACCTTTACTACAATACCTCTTTTAAATTTACAATCAAAATTAGATAAATTATTTGACAACGTATTTAATTCATATTCATTCATTATCCTTGGTCTTTTAATTCCATATACGTTTTTAAATTGATTCGTAAAATCTTCAAATTTCTGTTCATTATGAACTCTTGAAATATATACAAGCATATTAACAGTATGTTTTACAACAATACGATTTTCACGATGCAACAAAATAAACATATATGTAAAATTAGGATCCATTGCAGTCAAAAGACCTCTGTCAAATGTTTCCCAAAACAATGTATCAAAATTTTTTTTACTAGTCCAAAAACTATCAGATGCATCAATACATCTCGTAGTTGCTACACGCCAAATACCACCATAATTATACAATCTAACAAGAGTACCATCTTCACAATATTCTATACGAATATTATCGTTCAATTTTACCAAATCAATAACTTTTGAAAAAGAATCCAATTCTTCAATTTTACTATGAGACATACATACAACTTTGTTTGTCTGTTTTTCAAAAATAATACCATTGCATTGTTTTTTCAATTTTTCAGTTTCTTCTGTTTCTTCTGTTTCTTCAACTACTTCTGTTTCTTCAACTACTTCTGTTTCTTCAGTTACTTCAGTTACTTCAGTTACTTCAGTTACTTCAACTAAACCAACAGACCCTTTGATATTTTTAATGTTATTTTTAACTTTATTTTCATTTGCATTTGCATTTGCAAGTAAATAGAGATCATTTTCAGATAC